CTCTTTTGGTCTTGTGTGCGGGCGCTCTGTTAGTAACCCTGTCAAAGGTTAACATGTCGGCTTGGTAACCCTTCTTGTATCTCCTCTCTCGGTGAAAACATCCGTCACATACATAATCCTAAAATCGCTGGTTATTGCCGCGTTGTTGTCATTCTTCTCTTTGTGCTTTCCACCCCTTTTCCTCGCGAATCTGTACCGCCCCTTTTGGTCTTGTGTGCGGGCGCTCTGTTAGTAACCCTGTCAAAGGTTAACATGTCGGCTTGGTAACCCTTCTTGTATCTCCTCTCTCGGTGAAAACATCCGTCACATACGTAATCCTTAAATCGCTGGTTATTGCCGCGTTGATATCATTCTTCTCACTCTTCTGGCTTTCTTTCTTCTCCTGTGGGTGTTGGTTAACCCTCCTCCAAAAGTGAGCTACTTTACACATTCTTTACAGCCGTTTGGAACGGACCTCCGACAAGCTGTCATTAATTTGATGTCTCTAGGTTGAGTTATAGGGGATAGTTCCCAGCAGCAATGTTGTATGCGGAAGACTCCTTCTGACCTTTATTGGTTGGTGCCCTTCCGTTATGGATGCAGTGACCCCTTACACTGATAGCCCCACCAGGCTTGCATCCTGTCTGTGCCGATCATCCTAATTAGATGAGGAAACTTGTTTACGTGACAGGTTAGGTCCGGTTACATATGCACCTTAATTGGTGTGTCATCCCAGTGCCGCCCTGTGAACCACAGTTCACGCTGCAGAGACTGCACGCACAGCGGTGTACGCATGTTGTTCCCCTCTTTTGACAACTCCCCCCGTATGCTGAAAAGAACAGTCCGGCTCTTCGGTCCTTCTTTAATCTTCCCGAAGCGCAAGCAATGTCTACTTCTTCCGCCATCCCTCTTGCTTCTCAAACCATTGCTGTCTCTGGCCCCCGTGGGGCCACTTACCATCATGGTGAAATTGTGGAGATTTCACAAAGTTATAAGTACCAAGCTTCCGGAGCCACCGGTGATACTTCTCTTTATACTTTCACCCCGAGCAAACGGTCCCGTGTTGCTCTCAATATTGGCCCCTGTCAGGGTGCCATTATTGAAAGTTGTGACATTGAGCTCTCTAGTGGCCCCGGTTCTTGGGGCCGCCGCATTGTTATCACTGCTGGTTCGGCTCCTTCCGATTTTGGCGTTATACGCACCCAGGAGGACATTGCCCGTCTTCCTTCTTGCGTTGTTCGCACCTTCGGTGGTGCTTCTGACCCTTCTCCCTTTTCTTTGCACCTTCCTCTCCAGTTTGATGATGCTTTGCCCCCAATTCTCAAATCCAGGATAACTAACGTTTTCCCGGTTTTGTATTTGCATGTCTCTGGAGAAGCTGTAGGTTCTTCTCAAGCTTTAGGTGCTTGGCTCTTTATTAACGTTAAAATGCGTTATACTGTTTACGGTGGACTCATTTGACATGTTTACCCCACCCCCGTCACCCTCTCTACCTTCTGTCTCACTTTTACCCTCTCCCTTTCCCAGGTTGGAGGAACTTCCTGACCCCATCCCTTTTGTTTCACTTTTTGTTCCTCCTCCTTCTCACTCTCTCAGTGATTGTCAAGGCAATTGTGGCCATGATTTCTTTTCCTTTTGGCCCACAGACCTCGTTTGTGGCAAGTATATGCTTTTCCAGTTTTTGAACACTGAACCTCACCCGGACCCCAAATCTCCGTGTTTGCTCCAAGATGATTTTGTTCCCACCGGTTTGTACCGTTGCCGCTTTGGTATCATAGCCCGTTACATTCCGCGTACCAAACGTTGGTTAAATCTTGTCTCAGTTCCTTCTTCTCTTGCTGGTTTAGAATCTCACATCATCATCGAGGCTTGACTCTTGCATGTTCTTCTTCTTCCTGTTTTTCCTCTTTGTTCTTTCTTTTCGTCTGGTGAAGACGTTAAATCGCACTCTGCACTTATTAGGTCCGGCTACCTCTGGCTGAAATGCCACAAAATGCGTCGTTTGTCAGTTGGAGGGTTGCAGCCTCTATGATCAACTGTCCGGTTCTCTTCCCGCCTGAATTTCCAAATGGTTCTCTTAGTAACCTTATAAATGTCCTCTTGGTTCTATTCTTTTCCCTCTTCTCCTCCAAGGTTGTGCTCCCTTATTATACGCACACAGCATCGCTGAAAAAAATTTTATAATACCGCCCCCTGTTTAAAGTCCACTGTGCCAGGTTGGTCGGGATCATTTCTCTAGCTCTTTTTGTTCCAAAGAGCCGATCACAGATATTGG